CCAGTGATTTTACCAAGTACAGAGGCATGGAGGAATTCCTTACCAAACTTAGTTAAATCGCCGCCACGGTTCTGGAAGCTTTTCTTGCTATTTTGCATAGCTTCGATTTCAGAAGACTTCTCTTCCAAATCGCTTTTGTGTTGTGCTACGATAGATGCGATGTCTGCATCTTTCTCAGCCATTTTTGACTCCATATCAGCCATAAGAGCTTCAACGCCAGACTGAATACCAGTCTTAACTTTGATGTCCTGTGCTTCAACAATTTCAGCTTGTTTCTCAGCTTCGAGTTTCTCAGCTGCTTTTTGCTCGGCTTGCTTCATTGCGATTTTTGCAGCAGTATCTTCTGCTACCTTCTTTGCAAAAGCTTCCAAGTCGATGTTTTGATTATCCATCTTGATCTCCTGATCTGCGGAGTTATCCGCGCTTTTAGGTGTGTTGTCACTAGCTATTCCCGAAGTAATAACTTCATCCTTAGCCAGAGACTGACCTGCTAGATCTACACGATTAGTGAAAGTTTTTTTGAATTCTTCGTACTCTTCAGTAGAGTCAAAAGACTTCGCGAGCGAAAAAGTAGCTGCTTGATTACAAGGTACGGAAACAACCGATACCTCAAATAACTCAGCGTCCTTAATCATTAATCCGTCGGTTTCCTTAATATAATCAGCATCCTTGACTCGGAAACCTACGGAAAAGGCCCCAAGAACACCGTCTTTTACTAGCTCAGCTACGTTGGCAGGTGCCGACTTGCTGATTTTTGCTTCCAACTCTAGGCCTAGATCTCCTGCCTTCATGCCGGTTGCTCTACCAATAGGTCTATCATAGTCATGATTAAATAGAATAATTGGATTTTTTTCAAAGTTCTTTAGTCCACCTTTCTGCCAAGCTTCTGCTGAGATGGAGTCACCCGCGCGATCAAAGTCAGCTGTGCTTGCCATGCCCCGAATCATGATAGATCCATCATCACTTTCAAGAGCTTTAAAGGTAGAGGTAAGATTAAAGATTTTATTCATTATCTTTGCCCTCTGTAACTGCTGGTTTAACAGCAGGCTTAACCGCGGCCTTAGGTGCAGGCTTAGGTTGTACTGGCTTTGGTACTTCAACCTGAGGTGCAGCTACAGGTTCTACGGGTTTAGGAGAGGGCTTACTATTATGCATTTGCTTAAGCTCTTCCCAATATGCGCTTTGTTTCATACAAGTTATCATTCCTGGGTATCCACCAAAGATATACCGAATAGTGGTACCAGCTACAGGTTGACGATTGCCTAAGGCAATATAATCGTGCTCAGTATACAACTTCTTTTCTCTTAGAAAAAATGCTGCTAAAAGCTTGATTGCCTTATGTATTTTTATTCTATTACCCTTCATCTGCAGTCTCCTCAACTGGTCTACCACCCTCGTCGGGGTTGGCGGCTGAACCTGCTATATTTGCAGGTACTCTAATTTCTTCTGTTCCATCTATTGCAGGGAATCCTAACCTTTCCCGAGCTTCAGCTGCAGTTATAATACCACCATTTACTAATGACGTATAATATGCTGATGCATCCCTCAACTCTGGCTGTAGAGCGGGGATCTCGGTAATATCTTCAACACACTCAAAACCATAGAATCGAGTCATTGCAAAATTAATTTTTCGAACGATAGGAAGTATAGTCTCCAAATAGTAGAGTCGTAAATTCGGGCGAATATTAGCGTTGTTGCCAGAATCTAAAAGAATTGGAGGGATTCCGAGTGCCTTTAAAATGATTTTTTCATTTTCTAAAATAGCATTTTGAAAATCCAATTCTTTAAAACTTACATTTGAAATCGCATCTACTTCGATGCCACCGTCTAAAATTAAAGGTCGTCTGCCACCCGCATCAGGTCTATAACGCTGTTGCCAAGCTAAGATCATACGATCTTTAATTTTATCAGAAAGGGTGTTCGGTGACTTAAGTACAAGTCCGGGAACAGCACCATTCTTAAAGAAGTTATCCTGAAATTTACGCATAGAAGATACAAGATTCATTGTACGCGCTGCAGGACTTAAACGAGGAACTCCACGATATATAGAGTGGAAAGAGTTCTCTTTAACGTGTATAATTTCATCAACAGTAAAATCTACATCATGTAGTGAATAGTGAGACACATAAGTATCTTCATCTGCATGAACAGTAACCTTATCTGCAGGAAGATGATACATATAAGCACCATCAAAGTAGACAAAGATATTACCATCAATTAAAAAATCTGTAATTAAGTTTCTACGAAAAGAGTTGACATCTTGATAGGGATTTGGCTCTCTATTGAGTAGGGACTCTACCTTAACTCTTTTTATGCCTTTAATAACACCTTTAGTGCTAGTATTGGGCTTAACGAGAGTAGGAATCTCGGCTACATCATCTACGATCATGTTTACGCCACGATTTACAATCTCTAATTGCTCATAGGCACGTTCATAGCTTAGAGTATCTTCTCTAGAGCTTTCCACGGTTCCTATGTCATGGAACTGAGCAGGGTTTAGTTTCTCTGCATTCGCTCCTTTAAAAATATTGTTATACCAAGCCATGTTTTTCTCTTTGAATCTCTACCCAACGCATTTGCTTTTTAGCAGTTCCTAGCGAGGGATCTTTACCATAAATTGAATGCAGCTTTAAATGATGCGTATGACATAAAGTCACAGTATACTCATAAAGCTCGGCAGAGTGTTCTTCTATAAAGTCATCCCGAAGTGCCTGTATGTACTCAGGGTTGTGTTTATTCTTTGTAAGCCACTGGTTAAGTAGGGGCGTTAAACTATAATAGTGGTGAAAGTCAAGCTGTTCTGTTTCATTACAAATCTCGCAAGCGCTTCCTTTCTCATACTTGGACTTTGCCTTATCTCGTACATACTTTACAACATCACGTTTTAACTTAGGCATTTCCTTTCGTTTCCTGATTTTTCATTAGAAGAATTATAGCGGCTTTAGGGTGTCTTGTCAATAACTATTTTTGCACAGGTATCATCAGAAGGTTATATTTGAGGTTATGAACGAATAAAGCGCATATCGAAGTGCATCTGCCATGTGCGAAGCCATGTTATGTCTCGGCTTTTCCCTTGCTAAATTAGGATTTGGGTCCCACTGGTATGCATCTACACAAATAAGCGATTCTTTAGCTTCTTGGTCGATGACAAGTTTATCGTTGTCAATAATCCCGGCAACATGTCCAATTCCGTCGAGTACAGACTTCTTCGCGTTAATAGTGGAGATTCCATAGTTCTGCGCGAAATCGAACCTTGTTTGTTGAGCTGCTGAATCAATATAAATGTAATCAATATCCCAACGATCAATAAGTTTTTGTATCTCACCTGCGTGTTGCTCAGTTGTCCTCTCCGCGTTTAAATACTCGTCTACTAAATAGAACGTTTCAGTGTCCCAGTCATATGCAATTACACAGAAGGCAGTAGGGTCTTTATATCCAACGTCCATTCCTGCAAAAACATCCATTTTACTAGTATCAAATTGTGATAGATCTTGTACTTGTGTTTCAAAATTAAACTTCCATATCTGGCCTTCATAAGTATTAAAGTCAGCTTCGTACTCTTGCCGAAACTCGGCTTCTGACATAGACTTACGGGCTTCTGAAATGTCGCTTTCTGACATTCGAGGATTATCTCTATAAGTAGCTCGTATGCTACACCACTCTGGAAACTCCTCTGAAAATCCTCGATAAAAGAACTCGGAAAACCAGTTGTTACGACCCCGTGGCGTGGATATAAATAAAGCCTTGGAGTTTTCTTTGTCAAGTGTGGGTCTTAGTGCTACGTTAAATGCATCTTTACCATCTGCCAGTGCTGCTTCGTCGAATATAATTAGGTCATAACTTCTACCTACTGTAGAGTCTACTTGATTGACAGAACCCATACGTATAGTAGAGCCGTTAGAAATTTCAATAACTTTATCTTTTGCGTTGTCTTTAGTAACTTCTAAATCGAAATGCTTAATAAGATTTCTTTGAAGATCAAAAGAAATCTGAGACAAGGAGTAGTTAGGTGACATGATAAGAATATTGGAGCCAGGCACTAGAGACACTAGCTGTCCAATAATGTTCGCTATGTACGTTTTGCCTTGCCTCCGGGAGACGGCTGCACAGACAAAACGGTACTTAGGATTATTTATCGCGTTGATAATTGCTATCTGCGATGGTAATGCCTTGACCCCTAGTAAATCTAGATATGGGTCGACAGGAAGTTTTAGAAACCTTGCCTCAGATGTTAAATCTACTATTTCATCGGAGAGAATATCTCTCCTACTTATTTCTACTGCCATTTTTATTTACATTCTATAAGTATTGTAATTTGCTTTTTTGAGTGCTTCTTCAACACTCTCCTCAGAAACCTCTTCAACCTCAAACTCTTCTTCACACTCACAAGGATCACATTCGCAATCTTCGCACTCCTTTATAAAGTAGCCATTATCATCAAGCTCGAGAATACCCATAGCAGGTGCATTTTTAGCGATTGCTGCTTTTGCGGCTGCTTCAGTAGCGAATTTTTTAATACGCCCATTTTCGTAAAAACACCATCTACCACGTTTTTCAAATATCATAATATACTCCTTAAGATTCCTTTTTCACTAGAGTCCAGATACCATATCCTAGGCCAACCCAAGCGATTAATTTTGCAAGTCCACCAAATAATATTACTGAACCACAAATACCTATTAACATTGCGCCATCCCAAGATGTACGCTCTTTCATTGCCAGTTTAAGCCATTTCACAATGTGTTCCCCTCTTCTTATGACCGTTCCAAGCTACGAATCCTGCTAGACGCAGAGACCAGTACGCGAGGTAGTTTAAAACTCTGAAACCATTGACTTCGATACAAATATCTCGGAATATACCATCCATATATTTTTGATCGTGATAACCAATCGTAGTTCCATCCGCCTTCATAAGAGTAGCATATTTATAACCGTAGTCATGAACTAAGCCGCCCATTAGAAGTACTCCAACCGGAGAGAGGAATGTTGCGAGGAATTTAGGAACTGATGCTCCATCAAATTCAAATCCTGCAGGTACCTTATAATCTACTCCGTTAATACTATAGTGAAATTCTTTTGCTATAACCCACTTGCGAGTGCCTAACAACCACATTAATATACCTTTCCAAAAGCCTTTATCTTTTGTTGCTATTGGTACAGGTTGCATTACTGGCATTCTTGGGTATTTAAAATCAATTATCTTCTCTTCTTTTTTATCAACCTTGTTCACTATGAAGCCGATAAGTACTAATACCCCAAGTACTGTCCATTGCCAAAAAGTCATTGCTAAATCAAGTAACATTTCCATTATTTTTTCCCTGCGTATGCATTGGCTCCAAAGAAAGCTGAAACCAGAGCTGCGATAGCTACAAAGTAAGTGGGAGCAATATCACCAATTATTTTTGCGGCGCTATCCAACCCAAATAATGATGTGCAAAAAATGCCGAAAGGATAAAAAAGCATTCCCCATAAGGAAAACCATGTCATCTTTCTCATTGCATCACGCTGTGCATCTTGATCTTCTAATTCTTTTCTACGAAACTCAAGATACATTTCTTGTTCGGTTTCAGTGACCTGTCCGTCACCATTTGTGTCTGCGGGATGGAACCCTGTCTTCTCTTCACTCATTTTAGTACAGCCTTCGGCATCCTTGCCGTTTTAGCTCCCTGCTGGCTGAAACGATTTGAGTTTTCCATAAAGCAGTTACGCTGCTTGGAGTTTCCTAGGGCTTGTTGACACCAATCTAATTCCTGTATAAGTCTGTTATACCACAAAGAGTCGTACTGGTTATTATTTGGATTATCCCTTTCCTCCATTAACTGGTCCATACGCATAGTTATATAGTCGGGCTGTTTGCGTTTTGACATTATTACTACTTACCTCTTTTCTTAGGCTTCTTTTTCTTAGGACGCCCCACTGTTGAACCGTATGTACCTTTACCTTTTGGCATTATTGTGGAACTCCCATTTGAGACAAAGTAACTACTAAGCCTGCTAGGAACATGATTACTGTTCCTCCCATTACAATCATACGACTTTCTATTCGTCGCATGGATTTATCTAGTTCTTCGAGTCTATAAAAGCATGTCTTCCAACGCTCTTCACATTGAGCCTCGTGACGATAAAAATCATTCTCGAGAGTCTGAAGTCCTTGGCTATTCTTAACTATCTGTTCCATTTAAAAGTTTTTCCATTAGCTTACCATAATTTCCCTGACCAAATGGAACAGCTTCATTAATCTGTACATTTGTCTGGTTCTTTATGTTTCCGCCCTGTGCTTTCTCAAGATCAGTCTGTGCTTTAATCTCGTCGATACGCATTTTATGTGCCATTTGTAACAGATCTGCTAAGTCTTTGCTGGAGTATACGCCAGATTCCTGGGCTTCTTCTAGCTTGGATGCAATCATGTCATCTAATAAGGAACCGATGTTGTTCTTGTTACGGTAACCCATGTCCAAGTACACTGTATCAATATACTTTTTTACTTCTCGTTTATTAAGCACTTCTATCACTTCATGTTCTGCTACTTGAAGATGCTCACAAACTCCCTTAATATTGCCAAACATCAAATAGCTATTCGCAACTTCGAGGCCTTCTGGACTAATTGTAGTTAATTCTTTTGTCATGGTTTAGATTATACTCAGTTGAGGGTATTTTGTCAAGAAATTTTTTTCTCAGGTCAGTCAGATAGTGGATTGTCTAGTGCTCTTTGCAACTTGGCTTCGAGTCTATCTTCTAGCTCTTTCATGTCTCTATCCGTGTCGGACTTTAATGAATCTCGCTTTGTTTCAAAACGCTCATTTGCTTTATCAATCATTACTCTTACTTTTTCTTCGGAGTCACGTACTTGATCTTCAACACGGTCTGCTTGTTTCTCAATAGAAATAATATCATCTCGTAACCCTGATTTAATATCCCGAGTGTATTCAATAGCATCATCTAACTTTTGTATTATTTGCGTATTTCGTGCTTCAATAGCATCTGTATCAATATTAGCTATGACTTCCTTCATATCCATGTAATCATCGTAAAATTGAAAACCTGCCCATGCACCACCACCAAGAGTTGAAAGCGCTGTTAGCATTACCATCATTTTTCCGCCTTTGAAGGTCATGCCCCCAATCTCAAACTCTGCCATTTACTCCTCCTCTACTGGTGTAGGCCGTTCTATATCTATGAACTGTAAGTTTCTTAAATTCGATATTTCTTGTTTTAACTTTATTACTTCCATTCTTTTAACCTCAAGTTCTAGTTCATATAAAGTATTGCAGTTAATTCGTTCCCTTGGCCCACCTATAGGAATATTTATTTTTGCATATACTCCTACATCTTGAGGCGACATACTAGGAATTGAGTAGTCTTGCTGATTATAAGTGTTATAGTACTGTTGAGAATATGGGTCGTCGTTGTTAAGAAAACCAACTACACCAAACTCTATATTAGAGGCTGCTCCGATAGCGTTTTGGCACTCAAAAGTACCTGCACGGATTCTATCGTAAGCGTAAGTCTGCCCCATACCGGGCAAATTCATGTTTAACGATGTATTCTCTCCCCAAGCATAGGAACCCACTAACAATAGTAGTATAACTAGATATTTCATAGACTCACTTTTTTATTTTTGAACAAATCCTCGATGCGATAATAGACGGGTCTTTGACCGTATTTAATATTTTTGATTTAGAGCATATATAATACGCCCTCTTCAAGTCTGCTTTTCGAATATAAATATCTGAAGAATGATGATCTAAATATTTAGTTCTTATTAGACTTGGTGCTGCTGCGAATGGTACTGGAACCCAATCTTTATCAAATACCCTTATTGAATAGTAGTTAATTTCCTTTCTACTATTGAATAAATGCATTTCTGTGGTATACAATCCCTGAATGTGGGAAGGTCTCATCTCAGGATGAGTAGGTGTCCATTGGTGAGCATTTACATACCCACCAATGGTAGCCAACAATATAATAATCAATCTCATT